TTACCGACTTAGGCAGTCTTTTGCCCCTCGACCGTACACAAAAACCGTACTCGAAATATCCTTGTAAGCCCTCGTATAAGTCTTAGCTAAAGTCCTACCGCATACCTTGTAGATCCTTACAATATCCTTTTCAAGCTTGATTATATCCTGCTCAAGCTTTTTATCAAGAGTCAAAAAATACAATTTGCACAGTTCATAGTATGCCTGTAAATAATCCCGCTTATCCATCCTGATACCTCCTTACCTTATTATAACAAAAAAGCCGCCTAAATGGCAGCCTCTTTGTAAACTTCTATCTCCAGTTGCTCGATTTCGTCCCACTCGAAACCGTGCACATCATGGAGCCTTTCAGCCTGCTTATCGCAGATGATACCCATTGCGATATCGGGCTTTTCAGCGAACATTCTATGCAGCTTTTTGAACTGCTCGATGTCCTGCTGCTTTATGTGTGCGTCTATCTCAGCCTTGCTGTGGAAGAACACACCGTCTACATAATAGTTTCTATATTTCGTTACTCTCATAAGAGCACCTCCTAGAATTAATTTATATAGTTGTATCGGATTTGCACCCCGTTAGTCTTTAGCCGCTAGCGGTCGCTGTTATCGAACTTTACGCCCCGATAACCGGGCGGTTTATTAACTTATGCATTTATTATAGCCTATTATTAGGCTTATATCAAGTATTTTTAAGCCTAATATTATATTTTTTTATTGCTTTTATTTACCTATTATAATATACTGTATAAATAAGAAAGGAGGATCTATGATTAAGTATAAAATAGATGTGATTAAAGAGTTAAGTAATAGGGGATACACGCAATCAAGACTGAGGTCGGAAAAGATATTACCGGGGCAAACCCTTATAAATCTAAGGTATGGCAAGTCTATAACATTGGATACCTTGAATAAGATATGCTTGATAACGAGATTGCAACCAGGGGATATAATAGAAGTGGTTGCGACAGACGAGGAAAAAATAAAATATTTTTAAAAAAAGCACTTGACATTAGCCTAATATTAGGTTATACTATGGGTACATTAAAGAACGGAGGAATTAAAAAATGAAAGAAATATTAAACAAGGTTGTAAATTACATAAATAGGGGGATGGATCCTAAAATAACCCCTGACATGCTGGACGGAAACGGAGCCATCTATTACCGCAACGGTAATGATGGCACCAACTGGGACTGGGAAGAGAATGACAGAACCTGCGAGTTCATGAACTTCTACAAGTCCACAGAGTGCGGATGCGTAAAAGCGTTCGTACAGTCCGACGGGTATATAGTGGGGTACTTTTACCCCGATGAAGGAAGGGGAGAGGTTGTATACCTCGATCCGGAATTCATAGGCGAAAAGGAGGCGGAAAACTTCAAGAACTTCTTAAATCTAAAATTTGATTTGTTCCAGCGATGGGACAAAGATATTAAAGAGGCACTTGATTAATTTTTTCACAGCTGACCTTGCAGCTATCCCAATAAACAGAAAAAAAGCGGAAACGGTTAATATTAGCCGGATCCGCTTTTTTAATTTACTTAACTCTTTCGCCGCTTATGTAATTAAGTTCGCCCGTGTCACGAGTTCTTACAGTCGGATTTTTTACACAATACCCCTCAGTATCAAAAAAGTACAGCTCGTTATTTATTCGTACAGCATTATTTATATGATAATTATCCTTATCATCATAGACATACCACCACCCTACGCCGTTTCTGTTCCACCCTTGAACATATTTGTTGGTTAGTGTGTCTGCTTGCACCTTGTTGCCGTTTTCAAGTACTACAGCGGTATGATGGAATTCATATAGCAGAATATCGCCTCTTTTCACATACTCATCTGACACTAAATATTTAAGCTCTGTTAATAGCTCAAACTCACCGGTTGCCATAAGTGCTGCTGCTTCGTTTCCTGTATAGATATCTCCTGACACATAAATACCAGCTGCATTTACACAAACGGCTACCAGAGCCGAGCAGTCTGTTTCGCAAGGCTCGTTTATAGCACTTATATTAAAGTTATTTGCTCTACATAGCTTGTAAAGAGTTGTCCTCTGACTTTGGTCATAACCTATCTTGTCGTTCGCACAAGCGGCTTCCATAGCTTTTGCTATTTTTTCTCTTACAGCTACTTTTTTGGCTCTTAGTAACTTATTCCAAGGTCTATTATACCAACCTCTTATGGCTACTTCTTTGCCATCTTGGTCTCCAGCTGCACCACCGCTATATCTTCCTCTTTCATCCCTGCTAGCCTGTCCTATTTTGACCATACTAACCTCCTAATCTCTGATTATCTCAATTCCATATGATAAGCAAGCGGTGTGTTCCATTACACAGCCTCGTGCTTTTTCCCAACCGTAAGCAAAGAAAGCCATATCAGCGGTTGATAGTAGTTCAAATGACTTGCCTAAAAACCATAGCGGTCTGGCATCTGCCGGAGCACCTTCAAAATAGCTGTCTATGAACTCTACATCACCGTACTCTTTTATAATTGCCTGCTTAATTACTTTTCTTTCCTCTTTGATTTCTGCATCTGACAAACCTCTCATTGGTTGACTGATAAATACCTTTTTCATATATTATCCTTTCTTATACCCCCTGAATCGTTAAATTAAGGGGGTATTTATGCATTGTTTTATTTAGCCTACTGTTCTTTACCCTCAGGTATTCCAAGCACTACAGAGGTCAAAATTGAAACTAAGGCAGCCATGCAGGCGGTAGATAGAGCGGATACCCAATTAACCTCATGCAATAAGGCAGTTGTTCCTATTCCTGCCAAAAGTCCCTGGCAAAATGTTCTTAATGCCCTTGCTGCTATTGCTCTTACAAGTGGATTTTTTATTATATTATCTAACATCTTTTTTCCTCACTTTCCGGTAAGTCCATAAATTTAATATATAAATTGTCCATAACCCCATTTACGCCGAGGTTATGATATTGCTCATACATGTTTTTAAAGTTCTCTTTCGCATATAAGGGGGCAAATCCTTGCTCGCTATATTTGTTATATAAGCTATATAACTTACTTCTTAACAAGGCTTGAACGCCTTTTTGTAGTGCTTTATTTTCAATATCAATCTTCTTAACAGCTACCCATATTGCACGCATACAAGTAATAAATACGGTAGGAAAGCCTATAATCATGAGAAATTGATAAAGTTCAAACGAAATCTTAAACATTGTTTTTAGCTCCTAAAATTTAAATTAAAAAGGCACTGACTATTCGCATAATCAATGCCCTTCTTTCGTTTATTACTCTTCAGTAGCAAGATGACCTGCGTCAAGGTCTATAAGTGCCTGTTTTACAGCGTCTTTAAGCTTAGCCGGAACTTGCTTAAAGGTTCTTAAGCCCTTGATGATAAGGTATGCGTATACCATTGCCATAATACTGTTCTCCTTTCTTAAAATTTATTATAAAACCGCTTAGCGGCTCTATTTCTGCGATTGACCCTCCAGTATTTCCGCTAATGCAAGCTGATTGTTAGTTACTTCCTTTTCAAGCTCTTCTATTTTTTCGTCTCTCGTTAATGGTCTTTCAACAAAGACAGGCTTAGCGGTACCATCTGTCATATCAAACCTTACTAAAATCTTGCCCGGAGGAACTTCTACCTGCAAGAACTTTAGTTCGCCCTGCGGTTCTTGTGCGGTATCCATCATTTGATGGTAAATGTAGCCGCTACTATCATAAATAACCTTCATAAAATCTCCTTTTTAGTTTATAAACTCTATATGATTTATTACAACTTCGGCTCTTGCGGACGAGCCCGAATGTCTTGCACTTGCTTGAGCATAAGCAAATATATAGTAATGACCTTGAGCATTGCTTATATCTGTTTCAGCCCAAAGCTGCTGACCGAATAGATGGGTTGTTAAATGCGAAATATTCAAAGTCACATGTTTTAAAATCGGTGCAGGTTCGTATTTTATACCATAATTGTAATATTCGTAATTGTCGTAAAAATCACGCTGAATACTTCTAACAACAGAATTAATCGGAACTAGCGCAATACCCATATGACAATCTGGATTGTCTGCGGTTCCTCCGGCATTGTGGAACAGACCGCTTAGGAATTTACCGCCAATTTTTATTTTCTTGAACGGCGTTAAATTTACTGAGCGGTTAAAGAAAACGGCTATATTTCTGTTATGCCTGTTTGTAGTAAATTCCTTAGGTCTTTTAACTAAAGAGAACCTAAGCCCGCCATCCTTTATGCCTAAATACTTAAATGAGTTATCATTCTGATTTGTAAAATACTTATCGCTTGCAAAACCGATATTACCTTGCGAAAACTTAAACTCCCCTAATCTTACTTCTTTGTCCTTAAAAGCCACTCCCGACATAAGCCTATTGTCGAAAGTGGCTCCGTTAAAAGGCACTCCACCAGCTCCGTAGTCAACTAAAGTACCGTTTACATTGAGTACAGACGTTCCTGCTCTGATATTTTCAGGTAGGATTGTTGGAGCTTTGAGAAATACCCAATTAGCCCCCTCAATAATATGCCCGTTGGGTACTTTCGAGCAAATTCCTCTACCCACAATAGGGTGATCCCATACGTGCCCTTGGTCTGCCCATGCGTATAGTACATCGCCCCATCCGGATGACCTTATATCCCATATCGGAATACTTCCTTGCACTTTAGCTATATTCTTATCGGAACGGATATTCTCGGGTCTTAAATCGGGCACGGGCATATATACAAATACCGCCCTGTCATCCAGTGCATATTTTTTCAAATCTTCCGGTCGCATTGATACGATAACACCTCTGCCGTGCAAAGGACTATCAACAGCACCACCTTTACCCCAAAAGTCTCCAGCACCTCGGTCAAAGCACATCATCACATTAACTAAATCTGAATTAGCTGTAAGCAACTCCATAGTTCCTTGTATGGTTTCGTCGTTACTGTCCGCTGTTAATGCCGTTTTTCCGGCTAAAACTTCATTCTTTAAGGCGGTAACATCCTCGGATTGAACTCCGCCACCGCCTTTATTTATTAAACAAATTGCCATGAATTTATACCCCCTTTAGCCCTATACTGAAAGTAATTTCAGGCTTTTTATCCAAACACTTAACTCTTATTTTGCCATTCAAAGTTTCAACAAAATCAACCCTTGAAAACTGTTTTTTAAGCATTCGCACAACTTCCGGGCTTTCGTTGCCTAAAATATACAGCCCGACCGTGGGTGTATCCGTTGCAGTTATGCCCGGCACATCTATCTCTTGTGTGTATGGTGCGGCAGCAGACCATTTTGTTATATCGAGATATATTGGCTTTACTTCTTTTTGCCTTGCTATAAGTAGATAGCCCCTATCCTTTAACTCATTAATCATATTTTGAATTGTGCTTTTTTGACTATTAAAGTAATTGTCAAAATCAGCTTTATAAGTGCCGTTTTGACTGCTCACAGCTGACCAGACGGATGAAAGATTAAGTATCCGTCTTATATCTCTGAATTGTTCTATGCCGCCTATCTTTTTGACATACTGACACCAAGGTATCTGATATATCACACCTTCTTTATCAAGGTCTTGCTGCGTAAGGCTCGGGTAATTTGTAGTAGATGTCAAAGTTTTGAAAGTACCTTGTTTGAACTCTGAGACGCTATTCACTTTACTTAAATCTATTTCAAAGACTACGGTACAATAGAGCTGACCGGATAAAACCTCCGGGCTTGGTATTGTTTCAGTTCCTACCACTTCCACGAATCTGCCGTGCTGTATAAAATAACCTTTTTGCACGTACACATTCCCGTCAGCGTGGCTTATTTCACAGCCTTTTGTTATTCCGCTTGTACCGTTTAGGAATGTATACATGAAATGAGCAAAATCCTTACTTCTTATCAATTGCTCTGAAAATGTAATTCCGTTTATCAACTTATCACCTCCTTAGCTTATCTGTTAGCGTTACTTTCATGTTTCCGAGAGTTACTTTTAACAGCCCTGAACTGCTGCTAGTTTCAATCTTTGTAATCATTGACTTTCTAACTCCCGATTTTGTTTTTACTGTGCAAGGTCTGCCTACATAGAAATCTTGTTCAGGGTATAGCTTACTGTTTCTGAGAATATTGAATGTAATTTTGTGATTGTATCTATTACTTGAAAACTCATTAAAAACCTGCTGCCGCATTTCTTCTTCTTTTTCTGCTACTATCTGAATACTTTTAACAGAACCCTCAACTCGGTTAGGATCGTTTACATCCTCTGACACGGTTCTATCTGCTAACAAATAAAAAGACTTTCGAACTTCTTCCGTGCTCTCTTCTGTTTTTTTCCACTTCACATTCAGCTTAGCAAGTACGGATATATCATAATTTTCTACATAATCCGACACGTCCGACACTTCGATATCGACCATTAGTTCAGCGCTTTCCTTCTTTGCTATTCTGACATTCAAACTTGACCTAAATAAATTAAAATCTGTGTGTATACCGTAATGCTGTTTAACATTGCCCAAAAAAGTTTTAAGATTATATACGCCTTGCTCCGTTTCAGGTTTGCTCACGTTTTGAGTTTGAGTTCTCGGCTGTACTTGCAACCACTTTTTATCAAGCAACAAGTCTCCGCTATCTACGAAATTTTTTATAACCGACATAGCTATAAAGTCTTCAACGCCTACTTTTTCTATATATTCCGTATACTCTAAAAAAATAAATCTGTTGAATAAGTTTTCTTTTTGCATCAGGGTAATTGCGTAGTCCGTTTCGCTGCTTTCGCTCTTTATCTTTTCACAGATACCAAAAAAGACGGTTTTGTTGCCGTCTTTACAAATCACCATTTCCCCATCCTCGAGGTTTGGCTGCTTAATAAAAGTAACCGTACTTTTATCGTTATAGTCTATATCTTCTTTAAAAGTATATTCGTCAAATTCAAGTACATCTTTTATATGCAAATCTTTTTTATCAAGTACATAAGCCAACATATTTACACCGTCCTAAAGAATTTATATACAGTTAATACTGTCTTATTAGCCGCTCCTGTATCGGATGTAAAATCGACCATACAATCGCCTACGGGCAGCTTGAAAAAATTAGTATTATGTATATCAAGCTTACTTGTGATGTTTTCTTTATTGCCATGTTTATCAACTTTATAACAATACAAATCACCATCAAGCGAACTATATATTATTTTTTCATCAAGCTGCAGCGTAATTGGGAAGGTAACCGTTGCCATAGCTTCGCTATTTTGTGAAACCGTAACTTTTGGCTTTTCGCAATATCCAAATAACTCAAGCTCGAACGGTGCTTCAACATGTCCGTTGTTGTTTATATTAAGTGTCCTTGAGCCGTAATCGTTGAACCTTACGTCCCACCTAAAATCCCACCTTGCTTCGCCCTCTATACGCTCAATCTTAAAGCGGTTGACGCTGTTAGAGTAAAAAAGGCTTTTGCAGATAAGTTTAATAGGGCACTCAAGCGCATTATTTTGAGTTATCTCAGACTTTCCTATACTTACCAAATCGACATCCCTTATATATTCGCCTGCGTTTGTGATGTATATAAGTTTAAGATTTTGACTAGCATTAATAAAATTAACAAAGGCTTGATAATTTTGATAGGCAGCAGCTCCAATGAGTACTAAATTACCCGTTATAGTCTGCTGCTTATCTTTCTTAAAGTTTCTTATAAAGCTACTTCCGATAGCTGCATAAGATGTATTAAGCTCATATCCTAAGCCTTGTGGATCTGTTAAAAATCCCCTTTCAGGGCTGTCAAGCTCGTATCTGTTTCCGTATTCATTTTCTAAAGCAAAAAATCTTATCATAGAGCCTCCCCTGCCAGTTCATTAAATGAGTCAAAAATAACCTTGCCGTCAAGAACAACTTGATTAAATAAATTAGCCCTTAATGTCTGCTTAGTATTTATTGCACTCATTGAGTTAGCTAAATCCTCAATTTGTTCAGTTATCAAGTGCTTATTAGACGCTATACCTTCTGACAACCCTTTCATCATGTGAGGCATCCACTCTTCATAGTTGCGTAAAGGACCCTTTTCCGGTCTCGTAAAGTGCATATAATCAGATACGGTATTAGCTACGCTTTTTACAGTAGCCTCAAGCTCTTTTATCTTAGACCTTATACCTGCTATATAACCTTCCATCATATCGACTCCCCATGTTCGGGCTTGCGGTATGATTGACTTGATATAGTCCATTGCAGGTTTAAAGTTTTCCTCGACTGTCGGCTTAAGCTTTTTTAGAGTAGTTTCAACGCCTGCCATCATCTCAGTAAATGACTTAAGTGTATCCGTCCTAATAGCCGTTGTATCTGTACTAAAAGCTGACTTAATAGCTGTTAAAGTATCCTTGCTAATCTTTTCTAACTCTTTTAATACTCTTACATAGTCCGCTTGTACCGCTTGCCATTTTGTTTGCCAATCTGCTTTTATAGCCATTGTGCTATTGTTAAAAGCATTTCTCATATTACCGAGGCTTGTCGTTGTATTAGTTCCAATATTTGTAAAAGTATTGCTTACAATAGTTGACAGGCTTGCACTCCATGACTGCCAAGATGACCTTAAACTATTTTGAAACTCAAGCGTTTTAGCCATGGACTGCTGCAGATTGTTTGTAAGCACGCTTAAAGAGCCTGTTGTAACTGTGTTCACCGCTGCGGTTACGTGGCTTGTGCCCTCTGTTATACCTTGAGCAAATCCGAGGTCGTAATCAAGTCCTATCTGGTGTGTTTTTCTTGAAGGCGAGTGACTGTCAAGGGTTTCTTTAGTCTTACTTAAACTATCCTCTGCCATTGTTGAAACTGCACTGTTTACGTCTTTTTGACCTTCTTTAATTCCGCCTGCATATCCAGCCGTGTAATCTAAGCCTATATCTTTTCCTAAGCCGCCGTATATTTTCTGAGATATCCTCATTTGATTTAGTAATTGACTATTTGCACTATCGACAACAACCGGCAATTTATTAAGCTCTTCTTGACTCTTATTTACGAGTGATTGCATGTTATCAACTTGTGATTGAGTTATGCCAGGTGCGCCGCTGTCAACTGCTGCTTTCATATTGCTTAATTGTTCTTGCAAGTTTATTGTTTGTCTCATCAGAGACTCCCTCGTACCTGTTTCCGCCGTCTGAAAATCATTTTTAAGCAACTCTAAAGAGCTACTTATTTTCTGCTGATCTCCTGCTATTATTGCAGCCGCTAAGCCCTCATGATTTTGAATTGTTGTATTGTATCCGACATATACATCCTCGGCATTTTTCAAAGTTTCGTTAAGTTCTTCTAACTTTTCCGTATACCCTTGTGTCGTGCCTCTTGCCTCTTCTAATGACTGCCTAGCCTGAGTAATTTTAGGATCTACACCCTCGTGTACCCATTTACTTGTTTCTATAGCAGTATTTAAATCATTCTGCGCCTTTGTTTCTGCGTCTTTAGCTGCTTTGATTTGAGTACTCAAATCATTGACCGCCTGTTGCGCCTTCTGATATTCCATAAACGCATTAGTCTGATTTTTTATAGCCTCCGTGTACTTTTCTTCATCTGCGTCAAGTAAGGCTTTAGCCTGCTTTTGCTGAATCAGATTTTCAATACTTGCAGTCATTTCCTTATAATTGTCAATCTGATCGCCCGTCATTGTGAATTCTTGACCCAAAGCGGTCGAGAGCTCACCCAAGATAAAAGCCGCTCTTTCCTCATATCCTGCCTGTACTTTTCCGTTTTCGTCTGTGATACTTTGTAGCTCTGCAAATAAAGTGCGGTTATACTCTGACTCTGTGCTTATGCCTTGTAGAGCTGCGTTTCGCCTATCGTCTAACTGATTGTAAGACTCATAAAGCGCATTTACTGAGTCTACTGTTTCCTTTTCTGTATCCGTCAATTCACTTGCTTTTGCTTTATATTTTTCCGTACTGTCCGTAACTGACCCGAAAGCTGCTATCAAAAGTCCGACAGCTGCCACGGCAAGCATTACGGGACCGCCTGCGGCACTAAAAGCCGCAAAAGCCGCCGTCATAGTCGGAATAGCTGTCATTATCGTACCTACTGAGGTTATAAGTGTTCCTATAACCACCAGCAAGGGTCCTAAAGCTGCTACAAGTACACCGATTATCGCAATAGTTGACTTTGTAGCTCCGTTAAGACTGTTAAACCAAGTAACCCAACCTTGTACAGCTGCTACAAGCCCCTTTATGAGCGGCATAAGTGCGTCGCCTATACTAATCGCTGCCTCTTCAAGTCCTGATTTAAGTATAGTAAGCTGCCCGTTTAGGTTCTGCTGCATGGTATCCGCCATTTTCTTAGCCGTACCATCTGCATTAGCTATAGCCTCTGTAAGCTTGCTATAATCTTCTTCACTTGCATTGATTATTGTAAGCATACCTGCCATAGCGGTTTTACCGAATAGAGTTGTAGCCGCTGCCGCCTGCTGTGCTTCACTGAGTCCCCCGAGATTTGTTCTTAGCATGTCCATTACTTCGCTAAGACTCTTCATACTTCCATCTGAATTGGCAATACTTATGTTATATTTGTCCATGACAGTGCGTACTTGACCTACTGGTTTTGTGAGGTTCTGAAGTGCTGTTTTTAGAGATGTACCCGCTTGACTTCCCTTTATACCCGCATTAGCCATTAACCCCAAAGCCACTGAGGTATCCTCTACAGAATAGCCTAATCCGCCCGCCAAGGGGGCTACATACTTAAAAGACTCGCCGAGCATTGCTACATTAGTATTCGCTGAACTTGACGCTTTAGCCAACACATCCGCAAAATGCCCTGACTGCTCCGCTTTTAGTCCAAAAGCCGTCATTGCGTCCGTTACTATGTCTGATGTGGTCGCTAGATCCAAACCGTCTGCAGCAGCTAAGCTCATAACTCCACTTATACCGTTTAGCATTTTTTCGGTATCCCAGCCTGCCATAGCCATATATGTAAACGCCTGTGCGGACTCTGTTGCTGAGAACTTAGTTTCCGCACCCATTTCCCTTGCTTTTGCTCTGAGCTTATCAAAGTCTTCACCGGTAGCACCGCTTATAGCGCTTACCTTACTCATAGCCTCGTCAAAATCAGCCGTTATTTTAACCGCTGCTGCACCTACACCTGCAGCTGCTAAACTCAGCGGCATAAGGGCTTGTCCTGCTGCTGTTATCTTTCCGCCTACTTCCTGAAAGCCTTCACCAAGCTTAGAAATGGATTGCATAGAGTTATTAGCCTGTGTTGCCTGCTCTTCTAATCTTCTTAGTTCTTGCTCAGTTTCTGCTATTTCTCTTTGCAGCGCATTATATTGCTCTTGGTTGATTTTACCTTCTGCAAACTGCTGCTGTGCTTGTCGCTCTGCGTTTTTAAGCGCTTCAAGTTTATTTTTTGTTTCGTCAACTGCTTTAGTCAGATACTCTTGCTTTTGCTTAAGCAATTCAACGTTTTTAGGATCTAATTTAAGCAATCTTTCGACATCTTTTAAGCTTGATTGAGTCTGTTTTATGCTTGTGTTGACACCCTTTAAGGCTTTGTCAAGCCCGACGGTATCGCCATTTATCTCGATTGTAATACCTTTTATTCTTCCGCCAGCCATCGCTTGACACCTCCTTAAAACTTATCAAAGTCGGCTTGTTCTGCCACTTCTTCATACTCAAAGTTATCATTTTGCAACTCTGTAAACATATCCATCACAAGACCTATCGTGAGTAGTTCAAGGTCTTCGATAGATATGCCCAACTTAACCGCACGCAATAAAAAAAGCGGGGTCGTTACTTCCCTGCTTGTTTTTCGAACTTTTTTTTAGACTCAACCTGTGTGGCTATGTTTACGGACCATAAATCTAAAATAACCGGTAAAACTGTGTATATCGCAAACATTTCAAATTGATCCAACCAATCATCTATATTATCCGGCTGCGTTGGGTCTGCATGCTTAGCCATCAAATAAGCTACATTTTCGAATATTTCAAGGTCTGCATTGCTTAGCGTGACTTCGCCCTCTTCTGAGTCTTTAACTAAGCCCTTTAAGCTTATTAAATCCTTAAAAATATCTCTGCCAAACTTTATCCTATAAAGCCTCGGAATGGCAGCAGATGCCTTGAAAGACACCTGCTTACCTGCTATTTCTACTGTTTTTATCGCCATACCTTACCCCCTTAAGGTGTACCCGTTTCATATACTTTCGTATACCAGTTTTTATATGTTGTTGCTTCTGTTTCGTCTCCCGTTCTCGCCTTTATTCTGCCGTCCATAAGAGGCGTAGCTGATATGGTGAACTTTTCTGTAACAGGCTCAACTTTATCCTCTTTTGTCTTAGACTCGACGCTCGGTCTTGTTGCTGCACAATTATACATAACATGCCTAATAGCCTTATCGTCTCCGTCAAACTCGAATAAAAGAGCAAAAGCCGCCTGTTTAGCGTTAGAGTTCTCCACTAACACCTTTTTAGTGTCTGACTCTTCGCCTAGAATATCGGTTCTAAAGCTTTCAGGTATGAGTGCAATCTCCAAATCGCCTTCATAACCGTTATTACTTGCTGTTTTGAAGTACACTATACCGTCTGCGTAAAAAGGTGATATCTCGCCTTTAGAGGCTAAAGACAAGCTAACAGCACCCGGAATTGGCACAGGCGTTGCAAAAGTGGCTTTACCGCCAGGACCCTCCGTAAGCTTTGCATAGTGAACGTTCTTAAGATTGTATTTAACCTTATTAGCCATTAATTAATACCTCCGTTTCATAGGTTATTTGATACATCTTTTCAGATGTGATAAAAGTTTCTGTTTTTTCATAAAAAATACCGCACTCATCAAGTACGGCTTCAATCTTTCTTTCAGTTGTTAAATCTTTGCTTTCAGTATATAGCTCAATATCAAGTGAATTAACCTTTGTGTGTACCTTGCCGTCTGCCGCAAAGTTATTTGTATGAGGGTATCTGTAAACGAGATAGGGCAGTTTTGGCGCTTTACCTTCTTCAAAATGGTCATAAGCAAGCGGTAAATTAATCGTTTTAAGCATTTTATACACTTCTTTTTCTGTCATTACTCTACCCCCTGCTTTATTTTTCTCTCAAAGTCTTCGACTGCTTTTTGCTCAACTGCCGCAATGTGCGGTTTAGCCGCTACTCTTCCGCCTTTTTTCTTAGCGTGTCCGTATTCCAAAAGGTGAGCTAAGCCGGGCTTTTTAGCGTTGTGTACGGTTATGTTTATTGCATTTGCCGTCTCACTTACTACTTTAGCCCTCCAGCCGTTTTTATAGTGTCCTTTTCTCGAACCTTTACCGACAGGTGATGTACTCTTAAGCTCTTCGACTGCCTCTTTAGCCACTTCCTTAGCAATCTTTTTAACTTCCGTATTGACTAAGCCGCTATACTCTTCAAGAGCCTTTGCTATCTCATTTCCTAAGTCATCAACTCGCATACTTACTCCTTGAGTACTGCTTTTATCTTGATTGAGATATTAGCGTACTTGACATTGTCGACAGACTTTATATCGTACTCCTTGCCTCTGAATAGCAGCCTATATTCAAGACTGTTAACCTCGTTGAACAAAGGATTGTATCTTAAAGTAAACACTACTGTATTTTGTGATTGTGTCTGTGCTGCTGCCCAGTATTCTGTGCCATACAGATTATTTACAGACGCAAAGCCTTTATAAAAGGGCAGCCATGTGGAAGATTGATTGCCGATATCGTCTTCTACTACTATACGCTTTTCTATCTCGATAAATTCTCTAAGTGATCCAGCGTCCATAGCTACCTCCTACAAAAAATTGACACGATACATATTAAGTATTGTGTCAACCGTTCTGTTAGTGTTATTTCTATCAACATACACTTGCCTGTTATCGTACATATCAGACACGAGAACTAAAACAGCGATAGTTATGTCCTCGTGTTCTTCAAGCTGAGCAAGACTCAAGCCTGTAAACGATTTAATATATTCTATCGCTGCTTTTTTAAGATTTTCTAAGTATTCTGCTTCGCCTTCGGCAAGATAATCGGCTTCGAGTCTGCACTGTTTGAGCAAATCGCTTAACTTAATCTCGCTTACTTTCATAAACTACCTCCTAAGCTGGAGTTTTAAGCTTAGCAATCTTCTGTTCGTTCTCAACCTTTGCGTCCATTTCAAGCCAACCGACAACACCTATAGCGTGTTGAGTAGCATACTTTTCTCTGAGAACTTCCAATCCGATATTCTCAGAAACCTTTACGGCAAGACCGGACATATCACCGTAATAGATTATAGCCTTTGAAGCCTCACCTATTTTCGGCATATTGTCGGATATGTATACATCTTTGCCGAGCAAGGTGTAACCCCACTTTGCTGACACATCTCTATTAAGCAAATAGTTGCCATCCTTGTCCTTAAGCTTTCTTATGAAAGTTCTTGTTGCTTTGTTCATGATCCAAATAGATCCACCCTGAAATAGATCCGGAATTGTTTCTTGTAAATCAATAAGTTCGTCCACTGTTAAAGCCGTTTTAGATGCTGCGGTTACAACCTGCTTGCTTTCACTAAATCCTTTTATTTTTGTCGATGTGCCTATAAGCAATTCTTTTTCAATCCAAATTGCTACTTTTTCCGCCATTTTGTTAATTACAAAAGATAATATATCAAATTGGCTATTGTTGATCAGAGACCTAGACAAAAGACAAAGGGAAGCGGCAAGAAATCCGGTAAGATCTATGCTCTTGAAGCTTCCTGCAGACGCTGTGAGCTCCACAAACTCATCCGCATATGCAACTTCTATAGTTCCTGCGGACTCATCATAGTAAGGAATACTTAAAGTACCCTTTGCGTTGTACCTTGTTGCCATTGAGTAAACAGGGCTTATCTCTTTTACCTTATCTATGATTTTATTTGCGATAGAGGTTGGAATAACTGCACCGTTATCGGATTTTGTAAAATTTGCCGCTCTTTCCTCAAGAACCTCACCTTTTACATAAGCAAGGAACGCTCTTTCCTCAAGCTCTTCCCTTGTTTCTTTTGTTTTGGTATCAGGGTCGGGCTCTACTGTAACCACCGTAGCTGCCCTTGCTCTCTCAAGCTTTTCTATCGTCTTATCAAGGTTTTGTATCTGCTTTTCGAGGTCGCTAAACTTATTGTCCTCTTCCTCTGTAAAAGCCCTTTTTTCTGTCTCTACCTTGCCGGATAGCGTTTTCATCTCTTCTACAAGTACATTTCTTTGTTCTTGAAGGCTCTTAATCCCCTCTGCTCTAAGCTGTAATACTCTCTTTCTCATGCTTATACCCTTTCTAATTTTGCTATTCTTTCTTTATAGTTACTATAGTCTAGCGGCGTATCGCTTTCGCAATAATCCGCTCTTGTGAGCAAAACATTTGCTTTTATCAAGCCTTTGTTGTCCGCTCTTGTTTCGATTGAAGTACCTTGATAAGCTGGTACTAAAGTATCATCTATGATAGATACCTCTACAAGCTCCAAGTCTTCAACAAATCTTCTTTTCAGTCCTTCGTTTATGTCTTCAGTTCTTGTGTTGATGTCATAAAATCCGAAAGACCAGCCGGATAACTTCTTCGCTTTTGCTTTTTCTATAACTGTACTATCCTTTATGATTGCCCTTGCTTTCAAACCTATACTATCTTCTATGAGCGTTAGATTTGATTGCGTCGAGCCTAGTTTCTTTGTCTCGTCATGATTAAGCAAAATATCTACTTCTCTTTTGCTTAATGCTCTTGCAAAAGCTCCGGGCACTATCTGCTCGACAAATCTTGAGCCGTCTGAACCTAGTAAAGGTCTTGAGTCTCTGCCGACTGCGTTAACATAGCCCTCGACAAGTACGCTATCTGCTCTTATCTCTATTCTCATCCTCTGCGTCATCTCCTTTCTTTGGTTGATTTAGTCCACCTGTTTGGTTCATGTTTGGCACATAGAACTCACCCGATTTAGGTGTGTATAATACATCTTGCAAACCTAATCTTATAAAGTCTAAGCCTAACGGCGGCATATTCTCTTTAAGCCTTATTTCGTCAAGCTGTAAAAATCCGTTACGGCTTGCTGTTTCGTATGCCCTGAACCTTTTTTCTATATCTCCTTTAGTAAGTTCGGATGTGTCAAAAGCAAAATAAAAAGACCTTTTTTCGCTATCAAGCAAAAGGTCTCTGTTTAATGCACATTCAAATTCTTTCAGTAAAGGAAGTATGCAGAATTGCACAAAATCTGCCCTGTCCTGTTCAGTAGCCCCGCCGTTGATGATTGCAGCCGGAATATTAAACAGCTTACATATCTCATTGCTGTTTACTTTTTTATTCTCATTTAGCTGCATTTCAACCGAGGTATTGTTAGCCTCTTGAAACTCTAAACCGTTGTTGAGCAAAATAACATTGTCTGTATTATTGCCGTAAAACGATCTCCAAGCTTTCTTTAGTGCGTCTAGTGCTTTCTGTGCCAAGGGTCTTGCTGACTTCAAAAACCCTCTCTTGTTTCCGCCTGTCTGTACTAAAACTTTTTCAAACTTTAATGAATGATAAGCAACATTTAGTATATCCTTACTTTCATCTATAATGCTTTTACCTGAATAGCCGTTTGTTGTATTCCTTAAAAGCTTGATAAACTGAAAAGGTTTATACTTCTTGCCTTGTATCATCACATCATAATCCTTGAAAATTGGGTCAGTAGAGTACATAAAAGTTAACTCATTCTCTTTTACATAATGCAATGACTCAACCCTATTACCTTTGCGGTTGATGTAAGCATATCCGCCCTGTCCGAGGTAATAATCCCTTGTCAACGCTTTCTTAAACTCTACTCCCGACAGTGTATCGCCTGTGTCATCGTTAAGAAGCTTAACCCTATTGTCTTCTTTTATCTCTTCCAGTTCTTCATTGACTTTTTTATAAAGCCTAACCGGAATAGTTGAGACAGTCTCCGCTATTCTGTTAATGCAGCCTGCGAAAACAGGCACATTTAAGGCTTGCTCAACTGTCATACTGTCGTCAATTATAACAGTTCTAAGGGCTACGCTCTCACCATCTGCTGCCGTGTCTCCTGTTTTATTGTCCGGCTCCGCCCTTGATTTAATACCTCTGTTTTCAAACCAATCCATAAAACCCATTATTTTTATCTCCTATACTGTTTGCACTGTAAAATTACCATCACCATAAAGTAATTCTTGCTGTAACAAATAAATTGCATTTAACAAAGCAACTACCATATCCACTTTACCTACTGACTTCTTTTTATTCACATACTTGTTTAAGTTTGTATCCTCAGTACAGCGCGCATTTTGGAAGTTTATTTCAAGTAAACGGCTTGCGTCGTATACAAACTTTTTACTTAGTATCAATTCCTTAAGCAACTTAGTCGGAGCGTGTAGAACTGAACTGTGCTGTTTTATCTCTACGCAAGTAAAACCGTCTTGTTCCAGCCTTTGAACTGTCGCAATTGCGTTCCACTTGTCATAACCGATTTGTTGAACTTCTACCCCGAACTCAATCCTTAACTGCTCTTTTATGTAATCCTCGACTCTTGTATAGTCAATAACCTCATCGCCGCAAGCTATACATTCTCCTAAGTTTATAAGTCTCTGATAGTCTACAAACTCTTTAGCTGACTTTATCTCTATTTTGTCAGTCGGTAAAAAGCCAACGATCCTCGCATATACAACTCCCTCTTCTTCCGCAACCATAGCCACAGCCGTATTATCATCCGTTTGTGATAAGTCTAAGCCCACCCAAACTCTACGACCTTGCCACCACTCGTCTGTTTTTTCTCTTTTACACTCTTTAACTTTTTGAATATCAATATATCCCTCTACCCCTAAGCCTTTATAAAGTATGTTGCAATGCTTGCACAAAAAATTTTCTCTTTTATTTTCGTACATTATTGCAAGCTGTCTTTTTTTCTTAAGTTCTTCAAAAATATACTCATGAGTGACCGCAACGGGGTTACTTTGAAATAATACATTGTCCTCAGTCTGCCACTTATCGCCCTGTTTGTATCCGTCATCCGGCTCATATAAAAGAGCAAAAACTCTTTGACCTTCAAGCAGACCATCTAAAGACTTCTTAGCAATATCAATCTCGTCAATCATTACATTGTTGTCGTTCGGATATTGTGTGCTGATTATGATACCTAGTTTATTAAAAAGCGTTATTTGTGAAGACCTCATAGCCTCCACGGGGTATTCGTCTAAAGCTCCCGCCTCGTCTGCTAAAAAAGCATTAGCAAGCTTACCGTCCATACCGTCCTGGCTATATGCAAGCGGCGTGTATTCGTTATCATTAAGCTTACAGATAATTTGTTTTTGTAAAATCTTAAAAGCCGGATCAGCTTCGTCATAAAGTGCAGGACTTGTCTTAATTATTTTTCTTATAGCCTGCTTAAGCTCGCTTGACAAGGCAAAGTCGGGAGCAACCGAAAAAAATCTTGAAAAGTTAGGCTCTGTCAGCATTAACAATATAAAAATAACAGCTGATACGAAAGTCTTAAAATTCTTTCTTGCTATCTCCAGTATCGCTGTTTCGTAATATCTCATGTCTTCGATTGTATCTTTGCATTTAGTACAAAGAACTGCGGTTATAAGTAACCAAGCATAATCTTCTAAACCCTCATACATTGACTTATGAAGGTCAGGGTGGTTCATGATTTTTAGTAATTTGCATATTTTGCCAAATGCTTTTTCGTCAATATAAGCGCTATCACTTCTTCCCTCTGCTATCTCTACCCATGCAGCTGCTTGTTTTTTTACATATATCGGTGTTTTATTTTCTTGCTCTTCTATACACCACTTAGCGTACTCATAAGCCTTGCTGTTTTTAACCATCCGCTAAAGCCTCTAATAAAGGATTTTTCTTTTTATCAGATTTTTTAGGTATAGACCTAAGGGAAGCCGCAATAGTCATTATGTTTTCTTTTTCGATATCCAAAAGCATTTTTCTTTTAGATTGTACTTGACTGTCCAGGGCTAAAAGATTCTTTTGCATAGTTATTAACATGCTATAGTATGTCTTCAAATCATCGTTAGCCTCAAAACTGTCTTTGCTTTGTTCAAGGCCTTGCATTTGCTCGTAAACCTTTTCCCTTTTCTCCTTAAACTCTATGCACTCCGCATGGAGCAAACAATAACGATTTATGATAGCACCGTACAAGTCGTCATCTTTTTCAATTGTCCTTAAAAGCTTTCTGACTCTTATAAATTCCCTGTGAGCCAACTCGTTAGTCCTTACCTCTTTAGTTTCTTTTAGAGTTGTTCCTGTAAGGAGGGATAACTCCGCTCTTTCTCTTTCAACTAACTCTTTTTTAGTCCTATGTGATTTTTTCTCTAATTTCAAAATATTTACAGGCTTTGGTGGTGTCGGCATAGGCTATCCTCCTTTCTGATGTGGGATAAAATTAATTTTGAAGGTGGGGCGTCGGTATTTTTTGCGTATAATTTTTCACAATCTTTACCTCCGGGGGGTATGCTAAGCCCCGTATTCCCACGCTTTCTCGTTTTGCTCATCAATAATATTTTTTATTGTTTGGTATTTTATCTTTCCCTTTTCCGCTTGGTCGTGATGGTGTGCGCAAAGGGTTATCAAGTTGTCATCGTCAAGCCTCCTGCTATAGTCCTTGTGAATTGATATAGCATGATGGACAGATAACAAAGAACTATTGTATTTCACCTTCGTACCTTCAAGTTCTCTTATGCAAGCTTGGCATAAGTTATTATCTCTTTCCCTTATCTCTTCCCTCTTCTTTGTCCAAGCTGCAGAGTTTCTGAATCTATTAGCTTTAGTATCTTTCTTAGACTCTTTCGGTTTCATACCGCAATCGTATTTACTGTCGTGTATTCTCTGACAGTAAGGACACCCCCGGAGCATTTATAAACCTCTTAGTCTTATGTATGCCAGTTCTTCAACGCCTTTAGCTGCCGATATTCCGGCAGAGCTTTTACTCTCTAGGATATCATCACTAAAGGTCTTGATGTCTTTGTGTAAGTAGTTGAGTACATCGTAAGCTCCGCTTCTGTAAGAAGTAAATAATATAAAGTTATCTAGGTTCTTTATTCTTTCGTACAACACTAAGAAGTCAGCAATACTAAACCAATTCTTGTAAGTGTTGCTTGTGGTTTGAATGTATGGTGGATCTAATATATAAAGTGCTTTATCATCTTGTATAAGCTCATCATAATCACAAGTCATTATTTTGCAGCCTTTGCAATAATCTTTGTTGTAAATATAATCAGACTGTCTTAGCTTGTTAACATATAACCTGTTTTTATCATCTAGTCTTCCAAGGCTAAAGTTTACATATACCGTATTCCTGTCCACCTCGTTCCAGTCTACGGTACTTAAGTACTCTTCTAACTCCGTCTTAGCCAGTTCGGTTATTCGTGTCTTTGGCTCTATGTTATGCTTAGCTAATATCTTTCTGCATTCTGCCAAGACTTCGTTAATCTTTGTTACCTGCTCAACTCTGCCCATGTAGTTATCATAATCGTTATAGACAACTTCGGCTTCGGGATACATCTGCTTAAACAGATTGGATAATAGACCTGAACCGCCGAAACAATCGACAACCTTGCTGGGCTTATAATCTAAGCTCTTAAAGTATTCATATATTTTTTTAACAAAGTACCTTTTTTGACCCACAAAAGGTAAAGGTGCTTGCTTTATCACATCTTTATAATCAATCATTCTTTTCTATCCTTTTTCTGTAAATAAAATAGGCAGTCACCGTCTGACTGCCTAGCCCAAAAATAAATAAGGAGGAACGAATATGAAAACTGCCTTCTTTACAGTTCTTCACAATATCATTTTATCACACTTGACACGAAAAATTGTGTTAAGTTGCATTCAAATTGTGTGATAATGCTTTTATCGCTTGTGTATGCAAATGTCTTATATGGTCGTAACTGTATGCCATTATGTCTGCAGCTTCATATAGTTTAAGTCCCTCTGCGTGACATAGCATAAGTACTTTAACATGCTTAGGATTGCTAAGGCTTTTTATATCTGCCGTATAGGTACTTTGTTCTTTAGCAAGCTTTGCTATTTTCGTTTCAAGTTCCACAATCGCCTCTACTGTGTCGGCGTATTGCGCATTTAGATTAGGGCTTGATTGAACTTTTTCGCCCTGTCCTTGCCCTCCTACCAGTTGCGCTGTATCTTGTAACTGTTTTAATTTCCTTTTTTTCTTTTGTATCTCTTTTGTTAGTTTTCTCAGCTTACTGAGATACTCTTTAACTGTCATTGCTATTCCTCCTGTTTTGTTGCAATCTCTGCACCGCAGGCAGCATAGCCTGCTAGGTCCACCCAGCTATCCTCACTTTCAAATTCACTAGATTTAAGTCTTGCTATTTTCATAAGTGCCAACATAACCGCTACGTCCTCGGGCGTTAAGTAAACACCTAAATGTGTTCCCCAGTAAGCCGCTATTATTTTGAAATTGTTTTCCGGCTTGCCGTACTTTAGATCTCTGTCACCATTTACACATTTTTCTGCTTTCTCTAACGTTTCTTTTCTAGTCATGGTTTTGCTCCTCCTCCTCTATTCTTTCCAGTTCTTCAAGTTTATCCATGTATTTGCTCTTTATTTCTTCCAGTACTTCCACGATAATGTGTGCGAACTTGGGTGGCTTTCTGCCAAAAGTAGCTCTGTCTTCGCAAACTGTAAAACTTAATTCTCCTTCAAAAGAATGATTCCTTCCCGTGATTTTACACGCACCTGTATATTTTATATCGTTTATTAGTTTGTCTAAATCTTGTATTTTTGAAATAACTCCAAGCCTTTCTTTGTAAAATGCTTCTTTCTTGCCTATATCTAAAACTTTTTTAAACATGCTTTTGCTCCTCCTTTATTCTTTCCAGCTTGTATCTCATCTCGTCATATACTTCGTTGAAATAGTCGGCTTCTTGCTCGTTATAAATCATAAGCTGTAAAAGCATTACATGAACGTCTGCCATACCACGGCTATTTGTCTTGCTCCTGGATTGCTTATATTCCCATGGCGGATCTGCATAAATAATCTGATACTTATTATCCGTATTAAAGATATCTACTTTCACGCCTGTACCTCCAAATGTCTGAAAATATATGCGATCACATCTGCCGTCCACGCATTTCCCAGCATTTTATACCTCTGATTGTCACTTACACCATAGGTATAGTTATCTGGCAAAGTCTGCAACCTCTCACACTCAATCGGCGTAAGCTTACGGATATAGCCTTCTATTAGCACCCCGTGCTTATCAGTTGCCGTAAGAGTGTAGAACTTTTGACCGTCGTTAAACCATTGTCCATCCTGCCTCTTTTTCACTCTATCCGGTGTTATACAGCCGAACAAGTACAGTCCTGTTTTAGCACCCAGTCCTCCGGCATCACTGCATAGGGTTACTGATTTATCGTTGATATAATAAACCTTATTTCCTTGAGAGTTGGACCTGAAATATCCAACTTTGCCTTTTTTAATTTCCTTTTCTATGATTTGCAAAGTTTTACTAAAGGGCACTCTGTATTTTTCCAAACATTCGAACACAAAGTTGCCGTTCCAGCTAAGATATTGCCTTGCAGTCATGGTTATAGCTTTTTCAGGGCTCACAGCCACATAAGATTTACTTATAAGCCTGTCCGCTCTTTCCTTAAACCATTTGCACCATGATTTTGACATTGCCGTATCTAAATCAGCCGTTTCATGGACTATATCCTTAAGCAAAATACCCTTGTCACAAGGTTGCTTTATATCCGCTATATTGGTCCAATATAGTCTCTTTCGCCTTTGTGCTGATACCAAAGCACTATCAATCATGACAGGCTGTACCCCGAGATAACTGGATATTACATCCTGATATTTCTTTTTCATTCTTACATTTTCCAGTAAAAACTTAATATTAGGATTTGCTGTCCTTAAGTGATTTAAGATATCCACATACTCGAAAAACAACTTACTTCTTTCGTCTTCAAAATTTAGTTGTTTTCCTGCAAAGCTGAAACCTTGACACGGACTACCACCTATTAGCAAATCTATATTCGCCCAATCAATATTCCATTCTTGCCAATTTCGAACATCTCCTAGACGGATAATGTCCGGGTAATTCCTTTCAGATACCTGTATAGTATATTCGTCAATTTCACTTGCATAATATTTATTTACTTCTATTCTTGCACGCAGCAAAGCCCAATATCCTACACTTATGCCATCAAATAAACTTAATACATTCATTTTAAATTTAGGAGCTGGATATCCCTTTTGTGCCGGCAGGCTCAACTCCTTTCTGATATCTATTTAATATTTATCTATAATTTCGTTTATTGTTTCCAAATCTTTAAGACTTAACAGATCACATTGCTTACCGATGTAACTGAAAAAATCTCTTATCTTTCTTAATAATTTTTCTTTTTTCAATTCGTCAAAATAATCTTCTTCACTGAGGTAAAGTCCACATTTCATCCTCATGTAACCGTTACAAATCTTAAAGTCTTCTTGAGAGTCAAAGGTTTCGGTAGTTATGCTTGTATCTACTGTTACATACCTTCTTCCGACTTTTATAACTTCTGCCTTGCTAATTTTATCCAGTTCCTTTTTGTGTAGATTATTTTCGTATCCTTTTTGCACAAGATACAAAGTCTGCCCTACCTTCAAATTTTTTATATCAATCATGTTGCCCCCTATAAATTCAAATTCTTGTAAACTATTAGCCCTAATTTCTTTGCATATTCGTACTCTTCTTTTGCTCCCTTGGATGTCTCCCATCCAGGCATCATATAGATTGCGTCACACATCTTAATCAATTCTAAGCAAATACGCATATACTCGTCATATGTTCCTTGCGTGAACACTGTAAAAAGATTTCCGGGGTTTACTATCTTACAGCCCTTAAATCTGTCCTCTAGCCTTCTTGCTGTGCTTGCAAAACTTCTTTGAAAGCCTGGATTGCCTGTTATTGCTCCGCTTATGTATATTCTCATCTTTTTACCTCCTCTTTTATTCTGTTTAGTTGTCTCTCTATTTTTTGGTCTATGATTTCGTAAACTTTCGAAAATTCTCCTGCATAGGATAAAAGTTGTAAGATCATAATTTGAACATCTGCTATCTCTTCCAGTACTTCTCTTGATAAGCTGTCAGTATCCGATAACAAATTCTTTTGAATTGCAACAATCAATTCCGCTAACTCCTCTATCGTTTTAGCTTTTTGATGTTCTATACCATAGTGATCCAATATTAAGTTTGCTTGTGCGTAATGTAACATGTATTTACCTCACTTTATATAATCCTAAACATCCAACCCATTTACCGAACTCTTTAACAAATATGAAATTCTTTGTTTTTCCTAATCCCTTATAAAATTCTGCGTCTTTTCCGAACATCTTTATATAATCGGATCTTAGGTGTATTGCTTCATCTTCCCTGGTTTTATAGGTGTTTACTTTAGCTTCAAACACCTTTATCGTTCTAAGGTCTGTTAGTTTGTCCTCTTCTTTTATCTCGTTCAAGGACTCTATAAACAAATCTGTTACTAACTCTTTACTTCCAGGTTCGGGGCTTTTAAGCAAACATTTTTCTGCCGGAATAAAGAAAATTACGCTATTTTGATATGTCAAGGGTACTATTCCATTCTTTTCGCTCCAAACCGTATAGTTTTGTGGTCTGCCTTTTTCTTTATTTTTGTAGATGTCTTTTACTGCGGCTGCTTGTATGTTTCCAAAATTAATCACTTTTTATACCTCTCTTTTATTCTTTCTATTCTTGCTTTTAGTGTTTCCATCACAAAATTTTGCACATTATCCTTTCTTTCCAGAGCCTGCATTACATCTTCGTCTCTAGTTTCTTGTGTGATCAAGTGATGTATGATTACTTTTTCTGTCTGTCCTTGCCTGTGTAGTCTTTTATTTGCCTGTGTGTATAGCTCGTAATTCCAATTAAGTCCGAACCAACAAACATGATTACCTCCTTGCTGTAAGTTAAGACCATACGCACTACTGGCAGGATGTGTAAGCAATATATCTATTTGCTTGTTATTCCAGTCATCCTCGTCTTGTGTGGTCTTAAGTTCCCTTACCGTGAGGTTTTGTTTTACGAGTGCTTTTAGTATCCGCTCTTTATCGTGTTGATAATTGTAAAAGACTAATAACGGTTTGCCTTGCAGGCTTTCGACTAATTCAAGAAAAGCTTCAATTTTACAGTTGTGAACTTCGTGCACTGTATGGTCTTCATCATATACCGCACCGTTTGCTAGCTGTAAAAGCTTATTGCTAAGTGCTGCCGCACTTGCGACACTTATTTCCTCTGTTTCGGATAATTGGAGTACATATTTCACTTCTAACTCTTCATAAGCTTTTTTAGCTTTAACATCCATTACGACCGGGATTTCGTTGTATATAATATCCGGCAGGGTCAAGTAGTCTTCAGCTTTCATACTTACGCATATGTCCGATATTTTGCTAAGTATCGCAGCCTCTGAGCCGTTTTTAAGGTCATAGTTGTAAACCGTTCCGTCTTGTCCTCGCTTACCCGGTTGAAAGTATTTTTCTCTAAAATGTGTATACCTTTTTTCAAGCCTTTGCCCCTGATCAAGTAAATATATCTGTGCCCACAAATCTTTTAGCCCGTTCGGGGACGGTGTTCCGGTCAACTCTATCAGCCTATCTATTCTGTGCGTTACACTTGCTAAAGATTTAAACCGTTTAGCCGTTGGACTCTTAAAGCTGCTAGACTCATCAATAACTACTGTGTCAAAATCCCAATTGTTTTTATAAAAGTCCACAAGCCAAGTTACATTCTCACGGTTGATTATGTATATATCAGCTTTTTCATAAAGGGCTTTTGTCCTTTGATTAGTACTACCTAAAACTCTTGATATTCTTAAGCCTTTTGTGTGCTCCCACTTATCCTTTTCTTTGCTCCAAGTACCTTCCGCAACCTTTTTAGGTGCTATTATCAATACCTTACGAACTTGAAACCTATAAAATTTAAGCTCTTTTATAGCCGATAAGGTTACGATTGTTTTTCCTAAACCCATATCTAGGAACAATCCAAGCTTTTTGATATCTATAATCTTATTTATACAATGCTGCTGGTATCCATGTGGTTTGAATTCCATTTTATAAACTCCTTTACTTCTTCCAGCCCATGCAGGATATAGACTGGAGCGTTTAAGCTTCTTAATTTTTTTACTTGCACCTCTTGCAGTCTTGACAACTTACCTTTGTCCGTTTTGAGTTCTACGAACACAACGGGTCTGTTTGGCAGTAAAACGATCCTGTCCGGTACTCCGGCATTACCCGGACTTACCCATTTGTAGCAAAGTCCGCCGAGTTTTTTAACTTCTCTTACTAAAAATTTTTCAATATCTTTTTCTAGCATTCCTCACCTCTGAACTTATCATGACAACAAAACAAACAACTTTTTATATTTTTCTATTCTATATACGTATTAGGCGTATTAGGCTATTTAGGTATATGCGTATATACGCCTATATACGCCTATATTTATTATTTTTTATTTTTATATAAAAGATAGTTGTTATAGTTGTTAATGTTGACCCAGTACCCTGTTTTACTTGGTTTGCGTGGCAACAAACCCATGCAACCAAGTAAAAAGAGTTAGTTTCCACAATTGCCATAAGAAAATTGTAATTTTCCTTACGACGGTTGCCAAAATTAGAGTTGGTTTCCGGAGTTGGTTGTTGTAAAAACATCAAAAACAAAACCTTTTTGTCTTCCGAATCTCCCAAATCTTAGCGGGTTTTTTCCCTTACTCCATCCCTTTAAATTCTTCAAAATATTGTTTATTGATATGCTGTCGGTCTTTTTCAAAAACTTTACATTACCCTCTAAACAAAGCTCCCATATCTCGGATACGCAAACTTTTGTTCTAGGTACTGAAGGCTTAGGGTTGATAAGCTGCCCCTGCAAAAATTGTTTTTGGTCTGTAATATTTAAGTCATACCAGTCTTCCGGTATGTGTTTCTCTAAAAAGCCTACAATTTGACCTTCCCACGGATTTACTTCCCTAAACTCCTCTTGCATTTGCCTAGCGATTGCCTCCGCTTCGCCTGTTAGGTGTAATTTTTCACCTAAAATTGCCCTAGCGTATGCCTCTGCCCACATCTGATCAACCTCATTCGGCATATCATCCCAGACAGATTTTAAGGGTTTACATTCTCCAAGTTGAACGGGTAAAAACCTCCTGTTACCTGTCTGATCTCTTAAAAATGCGTCTTCGTTACTAGTACCGATAAAGACCCCTCGCCTTGGAAAACTCTCCGTCCTTTTCGCATAGGGTGCTCTGTAAATGTCTTCTTTTTTACTCATAAACTGCTTTATTGCTGCCGCTTCGGACTTATTAAGTGCCGTGAGCTCGCCTATCTCATTTATCCAAATACCCCTAAGCATTTCTGCAGCGTCTTTACCCTCAAAATTAGTAAGACTGTCTGAAAACCAGTTTTTACCTAAGTTGGCAAGGAATGTACTTTTACCTATGCCTTGCTTACCCACTAAAATGGGCATAGTATCAAACTTGATAGCTCCTTTTATCGCTCTCATTACAGCCGCACACATCACAATCATTAATACCGCTGCCGTATAAGCGTTTTGCTCTGCCCCCAGGTAGTCATGTAATGCAGTTTCTATCCTCTTTTTACCGTCCCAAACAAGACCTTTAAGATAATCCGCTACTACATTTATTTTGTTCTTACTTGCTACTATCGTTATTGCCATGCCTAAGTAATTTCCCTGTACTATTTTGTATCTTTTTTCAATGAACCAAGCTAAGTGTGCGTCATCTTCGTTAGTCCATTTTCTGTACTCTGTATACTCACTATCCCAGGGCAATTTACCTAAGACTATAAGTTCATTTGCAAAGACTTCTAAAGCTATCTTTCCTTTTAAGTTGTTATCGTTTTCAAGTATCAGTTTGAAGTTATCTATAGTTGATTTGATAACCCCGTTATCGGTCTTATCAAGAACACTTACCCACGAAAAATCGCCATCAGTTGAGGGTAAATCCACATCATCAAAAGCCCGTTTAATGCTTTCTGCTTGCTCGCTGTTAAATAAGGATTTAACCTTTTCATCATTCCTTGCAAGTTCTGACATGGCGCTAAATGAAGGTAACTTATTAACAGGTGTACCGGGCTTAATATCCACATCTAAATCACTAAATAAATGCAGTCTCACAAGGTCATAAGCGTTTACAAGTAACCCCGAGCAGGGGTCTGTTGCATGATTAGAGAATAAGAATTTACCGCCCTCATAAACTATAGCTCCGCCCGTTGTTGATCCTGCCTTATATGTATATCTGTTATCCGTATTTGTAGACTCGTAAACGCCGGGCAAAAACTTATCCATAGCAGCATAGACGTCATAGCACCTGCAGAACCTCCCTATTATGTTATCTTTCGTAGTTGGGTCTGCTTGCTTTGCTGCATGATTAGCTATGTGTTGTTCTGTGCCCGGAACGATTGCCCACTCTGCTTGGTTTTTCCAGTTCTTGTATTTTGCAAGTACTCCGTCTGCGCTTAAAAATAGATTATCGTACACTTGATAGATATACTCTCCATCGCTACAAACGCTTGCAAAATACATAAGTCTTGAACTGTCGAAAGTGGTGGGGTCACACATCTGTATGCCTACCCATTCCCCTAATTTACGGGCTATAGGCTCGTATTCGTCCGCTGTTACTGTACGGTCCGTGGGCATTACTACCCTTAACCTTGGTTTATAATTAGAATGCTTTCTTGTGCTGTAAACCAAAGCTGCACAAGACAGTGAACTTATTCTTTTTAATACTTCATCAGTACCACCAGTCGGGATATTATCTAAGTCTAAAGTGATGAGGTCTCTGCCCTCTACATTAGCCTTTTTTCGTCTGTCATTCTTAAAAGTACCGCCCACAAAACCGCCTACATCTTTAAGGTCGTCTTGTTGAGACTTTTTAAGATTTAAATATTGCTCAAAACTTTCAGTACTTCTATGCGGTATTTTGAACTTCTCAACAAAATCAGACCACATTAGTTCCGTTCTTGCCCATTGGATAGCAAGTCTTGAGCCTGCTGTGCTTATTGTCAGTTTTTTGTTATTGTTTAACATAACTAGTCCTTTTTGTAATAGTTGCTTTCAAACCCTGCGGCTTTAAGTAATAAGCCATTCGCCCACCCTATCGGTCTTGACATTAGGTCACATATATAATCAAGCGTAAGGCTTTGCGGTGCGTCAATTACAACTTCATCGTGCACATGAAACACATAGTTAATACCTAACAGATTTAACCTATCAAGCGTTACCGCAAGGCAATCTCTAGCTATAGCTTGCACAATGTTCTCCGTAAGCTTGCCACCGTATGTACTCGTGCTGCCGTACTTCTTATTAGTCTGATCAACCGACTTATAAAATACCGCTTCTTTTCCGAACTTATTTATACCTATCCACGGCTTTGCGTAATATAGCTTTCTGCCGCTAGGAAGTTGTATAGTTAAAAAGCTTTGATTAAAAGCCTTATCGCCTACATACTCTATTTTTATGCCCTTATTGACCGTTTGCGGCTTTGCGGTTCTCAGCACCTCTAAAGCTGCATTACCTATCCGGTACCAAGTTTTTACAATGTTCGGGTTTGCTGCTCTCCATTTTTCTACTATCTCCGGCAGTTCTTCTTCCGGAATACCCATCTTTAAGGCGTTCATCGCAATAAGTGCACCTACTCCACCTTGGTATCCAAGGGCTAAGGTCGCTACTTTGCCCTTTTGCCTCAGTTCATACTCCGGATTACCCTTTTTTATCTTCTCTATATCAACATGAAACATATTTGCAGCAGTTGCCTCATAAATCTTCCCGTGCGTAGCGAATACATCATTTACCCACATCTCATCCGCAAGCCACGCTATTACTCTTGCCTCTATAGCCGAGAAGTCGGCAACTACTAATTTATTTCCCTCAGACGGAATAAATGCGGTCCTTATAAGCTGCGATAATGTACTTCTTACATCGCCGTACTTATTTTTTAAGCAATTTATATCCTTGTTTATGACTGCATTTCTTGCAGTCTCTAAATCGTCAATGTAAACACGAGGCAGGTTTTGAGTCTGAACTAAACGCCCTGCCCATCTGCCAGTCGCATTAGCACCGTAGAATTGTGTAAGTCCACGCACCCTATCATCTGCGCCTTTTGTCTCCATCATCTTTTTATATTTAGTTACGGATGATTTACCGAGCTGCTGCCTTATTTCAAGTACTCTATAAACTACAGCGTCTAAATCTTCGCTCTCTAATAGATCCGTTATCGTCTCTTTTCTTATGTTGTCAACATTAACCCCCATACCGTTTAGCCAAGCAAGTAACTTACTTGTGCTGTTCGGATTTTCTAAACCAGTTAATACCCTTGCTTCTTCCATAAGTTCAGCTTTCATATCTTCACCTATCTGTGCAGCACTAAGCACTAAATTAAAATCTATCCTTGCACCCCTTGCGTTCATTAGCGTGTCCTGCTGCCACCTTATTTCTTCAAATAAGGGCACAGGATACCACTTTAAAGCTTTAAGAATGGTATACTCTGCTTCTACATCTTTCTTACAATACAGCTTAAACAAAGCCCATTTAAAAGGGTCGTGTGTTGGAAGGTTCCAAGTCCTACCGCCGTTTGTTTTGGTAGGCTTGCAAGGTACACAAAAATAGCGTATCAAGTCTTTACCCTCTTTCATCTTCTGCTTGTCTTCAGGTATACCTACAGCTCTTCCCGTTGCGTCAAGTCCTGCCGGATAACCACAATAAAGGGCATGTATCATAGTACATTGCCACTGATTTATAGGCGTTTCATATCCTGCCGCATTAAGGCAATACCATTCGAAAGCGGCGTTGTATGCGTGTTTTATAACGCTCTTATCTTTTAGTGCCGCTACTATTGCAGCAGGCACGGTTTCACCCGCTGCAATATCTATTATTTTCACATCTTCATCATCGACTTTATAAGCAAATAACAGCACTTCAAAATCTTTTGATTGTGCATATTTATACAGTCCTACGCTGCTTATGTCTTCGCTGCTTTTAGTTTCTATATCTATACTTAAATGCTCCATATTTAGAGCCTTTCGATAAGTGGCAATATTCCGACATTCTTAAGTAAATTATATAAAAACAGTCTGCCTTTTTGAGTCCAGTACATGTGAACCGCTGTTCCTTGTGTACCGTTAGGCTTATCATAATAATGTGTTTTAGTCTGCGTATAGCCGCCTGTTTGGTACTTGGCATATAAGAACCATACACCCGACTGGTTGAACTGTACGCCTAGCTCGTGCAATAATCTGTTCATTTTTGTTGCACTCATGCCGTAATCCTTAGATATCTGCGTTACCGATAAAAGGTCTTTGTTCTGCAGTATCAAGTCGTAATAGGTAGCTTTAGGCTTTAATTCGGCTATTTGCTGTGCCTGTATTTTGTTTTCGGTTTCAAGTGCTTTTCTTGCTTCTCTTTCTTCCTTAAGTTTTGTAAGTGCTGCTATGGCTATATCAGGATTGTTTAAGATATCGTCAATCGCATATAAGCCATGTTTACGGATTGAGGGTAAAACATCATCAAATACCCACCTTTCAAACTTTTCTGCTGTCGGAAGTTTACTGTGCGTGATAAGGCGGTATAAATCACCCTCGGATATGTATTTCATCATTTGAGAACCCCCACCGGTAGGGGTCGGCAAATCACAGACCCCTTTACAGTGTGATGATATCGCATCCGCTGTTCTTACATATCCTAAAGCTTCCGCTACATCTTTGCCGCAAAATAATACTTTTCCGTCTTGTTCTACTGTTCTTACTGCTCCAAATTCGCTGTTATTAAATACTTGTAAATTACCCATTCTTAATATCTCCTTAATAAAAAGTCTGTTTTTGCGTTAATTTAATAGGGGCTAAGGTTTTCTTAACCCCTAACTTAATAGATTTGTAATATTTACATAGGCTGCCCCGTAAGCGGGTTAATTCTTGGCTGTACAGGATTAGGAGCTGCCATCGGGATATCTGCGAAGGCTTCGTCTACCGTTACCCTGCCGCCTCCGAGTACCTCGCCGTCTCTAGTCTTGAGTACGGCGTTAAGTCCACAGCCTATACCCTTTCTTCCTGTTGCCATGTAGGCGAAAAAGTTAATATTCACATAGCCGTACATACCGCTGTATACCTGAGATTGATCCAGTATCGGCTGTCTGTTTATGTCTACTACCTGAGGTGGTCTTGTTGCGTTAGCATTAGCAGTAAATACCCAATGCCCTTTACACTCCTCACCAAAAGGCATACCGTCGCTTGGTCTCACCCCGTCGCCGTCATGGATTGGAGTTGGTACCTGCGGTGGACACACACCGTTCCATTTCTGAGCCGTTCCTAACTGTTTTGCTGCCTCAATTGCTGCGTCAATCGCAGCCTTTGACTTTATATCCGTTTTTGGAATAAGTATTGTTACACTAAACTTAGGGTCTTGTCCTGCGTTGTGTGCGTATGGCTGAAAAACATTTACATAACTAAGTCTTGCTTCTCCCACGGTTACTGTTGTACTATTCATAATTTATACTCCTTCAAACATATTATTTATATTGTTAATAGATTCTCTTTTGTCGCTGTCTTCCACCAAAGTAGGCTTACCTGGCGGCTTTATAATATAAGCTGCTGCCGCTTGTAAAACGTCTTTACCGAACGCTTTTTCAATCTGTGCAAGCGTTAAAGGCTCATACTTGTATAAGTCTTTATCTTCCAAACCTGCACGCTTTAACTCTGTAAATGCAGCTATCTGATTACTCCATGCTCTTGTACTTCTACCCTCAACGGCTTTCCACCCCGTTACATTATGCCCTGCTAAGCATGCGTCTAAGGCATAATCTTGCAGATCCTTAAGCCATGCGGCTATATCTTTGCCTTTTATCAGATACTCCCCCACTTCCTCATAACTGAGCGTATCCGGAGGTTTTACACAAGCAAACGCAAGTTCAACATTCTTATTTGCTCTAGCTCTACAAGTAGCCTTTGCACGACAAAACCTGCAGGTGTTTTCGGACGGATTGTATTCACCCTTGCCCTCAAAAGCTAAAGCGGCTTTTGCTTTTACTTCTTCCCCGAACCTTAGTAAATCAGTTACAGATATCTCAAACTCCGAGGGTTCGTCTGCTATACGAGGTTGAACTATGGCAACTTTTACAGTCTCAAACTTACAAATCATTTTGTACTTCTCATAAGCCCCTAATGCGTATAATAACAATTGCTGGTTATTTTCGGCTGACACGGGCACGCCCTTACCGTACTTGAAGTCAATAACCTCAAGTCTGTTACTGCCTATAAGTACACAATCGGCAGTACCATATCCTTCAGGTATGTATTTCGTAAGGTCTAACCTAACCTCGATGTTTACGCTTGGAGACACTTCGTATTTAAGTGCCTCCGCTTTGATATAGTCAAGGTATGTGTTTGTGTGCCCGTCCATTTCAGACTGCCATAACTCGTGCTCTTTGAACTTCTTTAATTTCGCGTTTAGCTGCCTTTTAGTAAGCTTACCTGGGTAGAAGTAATTGAGTACTTTTGCTTCGCATATTTCATGTGCAAGAGTACCTTCCTTTGCAGCCTCTGAGCTTGAGTCCGAAAACTCAAGCTCAAGCCTTGCAGACGGGGTGCAATTCATCCATCTGTGTGCACCCGAGGCACTAAGTATCGCATGACTTCTAAGCTCATGTGCCATTAAATAGCACCTCCTAGAGCTCTTAAGTCTGCCGCAAACGCCGCAAAACTGTTCTCCTGTAAGTCCTGTATAGTAGCAATACCGTACTTATTCATAAGTGCCTGCAAGTCCGCTAAATGGGTATCTAAAAGCGGAATGGATGCGTTTACAATGTCATCACGGGTATAAGTTTTTGCGGCTGTCGGAGCTGCTACGGGCGCAGCCGGTGCAGCTGGTGCAGCCGGTACTGTTGGTGCAGGTGCTACAGGTGCAGCCGGTACCGTTGGTGCAGATATCGGAGCTGCTGCCTGTACTAACCCTAATACATTGGTCGCAAAATCTTTTAACTCCTCAATACTGTTAAATTCTAATTTCATTTTTAATCCTCCTCTGTGTATAAATCTCTATCATCAATAAGCCCTAATTCAATTAGTGCTTTGTGCATAACATTAGTTCTATAAAATCCGTAATACTCTTTATTTGTGCCTATCCTGGTTGTAGCTAAGATATCGCCTTTAGCGGTTTCTAAAGTCTTAGTTACTATAGTTCCACGCTTGGGGCAAATCTGTATATCTTTAGTAAAAATATAATTGGATCCACGGTAGGTTATATAAGTTTCTTTTCTTTTAACCGTACTTATGCCCACCTTGAAGGCTATCTCTCTTTCTTTTATTATTTTCACATCTAGTCCTCCAGGTCTTCATCAAACTTATCATCTAAATACTTGTCCGGATAATCATACTCACACTTAACGCCTTCTACTTTTAAATCATTGAGTAAATGCTCGAAGTCGTTATTTGCAATAATTTCAAAGCAATAGTTTGCACTGTCAAAATTGAAACTGAAAAATATAAATCCTGCATTTTTGAAAATGCCATAAAACTTACCCAGATATGTGCTTAAAAAATACCCGATATCCTCACCATATAAATCAAACTTTAACTTATAATCCATATCTTTCTCCTTTAACAAATGTTGTAAATCTATAACTTCCATAAAAACCTCCCTATAAAATCTTCTTTAGCACTTCCTGTGCCACTTCTTCATTGTCTACAGACATAAAGAACCTGCCAGCATGACAGAATTTAAGCCCCTTAATTCCTGCTGCTGCCTCCAGCTTTTCTCCGCTAAGCCCTGCCCATTCTTCCGGAAACGGCTTACGTTGCTTAGTCATTTCCTCAAGGCTTGGCGGTACTGCGGTTATACACACACTTCCGTCCTTGCCCTTATATGTACAGTAAAGAAGACTTGCAGCCTTAGGGTTTTTACTTTTAAGCACTGCTGTCTGCCAACCGCCTACATAGTTGCAAAGGTTCAAAACCTTTCCGTCTGACTCTGATATTTTGTCTTCCACGATATCTATAGCCTTATAGCCTGCTACAATGGATTTAAATAAGCCCTCAAGGATTGCATAAGCTGTATTTACAGCTATCGTAAACCTCTCATCTTCATCATCGTTGCTCTCGTCCCACTGTGCATTGAAGCCGGATATAACAGAAGATAAGGTCAGTTCTTCGCTTTGTGGCAGTTGCCCGTTATCTCTGCCGTCTATCCACTTAACAAGTCTGTTATTGATATCGTTAAATGCAAACTCAATGCATCGTGTTGGGCAGTCGTAAACATCACACAATGTAAACCTGCCGTATAGATACCAGAGCATTCCAAAGCTTGACAATTTCGTGCCGTCTTCATGCGTTAAACTAAAGTCTTTTTGATGGTGGTCAAACACCTTATCCCATACGGAATACTTTCCACCGACATCGTACATTATTACGCCCTCACGCTTATCTTCAGCTTTTACGCTTCTTGTTCTTATTAACCTGACTTCCGCAATCATGCTTAACAAAGCGGTTGCGAAAACTTCATCCGCATGAAATACACCGTTGTGTGTAATTGCGTTTGCCTCTTCTACACTGTTTACTAATTTAAAACTCATATCGTTCTCCTTATCTGTATTTGCTATATTTTTCTTCTATGTGAAACTTACTTAACTCCCTTAAAAGTTCCGTTCCGAGGCTACTTTCAACAAGTAACTCGCCTAAAGTAGCCGTAAAACGGTAGCCGTCCTTTAGAGCCTTAAGCTCGTACCAGTTATCATATTTGACTTCCACGCAAACATCTTCCTCTTTTTTTAAGGTCTGCTGCGTGGTCTTATCAAATTGTGTATATCTCATCGTATACACATCCCCGACTTTTATAACTCTTGCTATGTCTTCTTTCTGAAAACAAGCCCTATTTTTAGACTGAAACCTAACTTTTTCGCCTTTATAAATAAAGCTGTTGTAGCGAGTTTCCCCGAACTCGAAAATTACATCCCTATCTTTTTTATGCCCCATTGCGCCCCCTGTTCACGAACTCCGGGACATCAAGTTCTCTTTTCACTTTATCAAAAGTTAGAAACACGAACACCTTGTCCTTAGTTTCTTTTATCTTGCTATTGACAAGAACGCAATTGTTTACAGTTACAATAGTCTCAGACTCCATTCAAACCTCCTATTAAAATATATTTATAAGTTCCTCTTTGCTCACAAAGCCACCAATTACAAGCCGTCTTAGTTCCTCAACTGTAAAAGTTTCAGGATTTTTATACCGATAGCGGTATGTCCTTGCGGCTATTCCCAGTATCCTTGCAAGCTCTTCTTGTTTTATACTCTGCTGCCCTTTTATGCTGTCGAGCAATCCACGAGCAGTGGAGTCTTTATTAATCTTCTTTGCTCTCATAGTTCCTAAAATCGGCTTTGTCGAGATAGCCGAGAGCAAACAAATTTCGGTGTATGCGATTTTCTTTATCGAAATTACTGAACTCATGACCGTTTAAATCAATACTATTCGTATAAGACTCCGCCACGAGTTCCTCGCTATTGTCAATTAATATCCTTATCAACCTCTTTATACATCGGCGGCGACCACCCCCGTATAGAGATGATATCGTGAGTATAAAGCTTGCGCCGTCCCAAAATTCAACTTTTCGGGTTTTCCAATTTTCTAAAACCTCGCTATCTTGTTTTATCTCCATTATTCCTCCTTAAAGTCTTGAGCTATTAACAGATTTAAGTTAAACAGCTCCTCATGCAGCGGGTTTTTATGGCTAAATTCTTTGTGCTCAAACTCTTCCGCAAAACCTTTGACAAGCTCCGTTTTGGCTATGCAGCCTTGCTCATCGCTGAAAAGAGATTTTTTATAAATAAAAGACTCTGACAAGCTCACAAAAGACTGAGATAGTCTATATTTTCTACCCTCCCAAACAAACTCCGACATAACGAAACTGTCGGTTTTAAGATTTTTAATATCCATTCCTTACCTCCTTATAATTCTGCCGTTATCTCCGGAGCACTCCAATGACTTCCGAGATGGATAGTCTCGTGCTCTAAATTTTCAAAACTTATTTTCCTCCTGAACACCTTTTCGGTGTTCCTCTCCCACCAACAAGGCTTAGTAAACCTAAAGCTTACTGTCTTGTCAGTTCTTTTAATTATTAATACCTCTATACCCTCACCGTGGTAAGTTTTGCCTACTTCAAATTTAGCCATAGATCCTCCTTAGTGTGTGATGTTTTTGTAGATTGTTTCACTAACTGATACATCTAACCCGAAACGCTCTTTAGCAATCATTAGATCCACAACATCATCAAGAACCTTGACCCTATCTTTTAGCATGTTGGCAGTCATATCATTCTTCTTTACCATTTTCTTATAGCCGTATTTGTTTGATATGGCTTTATCAGCTATTACATTAGCCTTGATATAGTCTTTCTTTGACGGCTTTGGTATGTTATTGTGGATCGCTTGCATTGAAGCTTTTTGGTGTTCCTTGCTAAACATTCTAAAAGCTTGGAAACCTTCAAGTCCTGCTGCCTCTCTAAGTTCCTTAATAATATCTACGACCCAATCTTGGAACTCTTCTGCCTCTTTTTTACGGCTCTTAAAAGCAAGCTTGTAAATGGCTTTTTCATTGATTATGTTTGTTTCCTGCATACCGCCGGCTGTAAGGGTATTACATTTAGTAACCCCCTTTAGACTTTTCAAGGCTCTTGTTACTTGTTTAAGCCCTAAAGCAAGGCAAACATCTACAGCAACCGCCCACCATTCGCCGTCTTTTTCTACAAAACGGATATCATGCCCACTCCAGTTCTCAATTTTCATCTCAGCACCTCCTTTTTAGTCTTATTTGGTTCTATTTAGTTCTATTTAGTTTTATTTAGTTCTATTTTTAGTAAAACTAAACTTTTGGGGTAAAAAAATACTCCTCAACCTGTCCCAAGCCTGAGCCCAAGAGTACTAATCCTTTGAACATTTCTTCTTGTGTCCATTCGGATTTATTATTAAGTTTTTGATTGAGTGTAACCCCGCTAATCCCCAGAGCTGCAGCAAAGGCAGCCTGTGTTCTGTACTTTTCCTTAATCTTGCCCAACAAGACACTGTAATCGTACACTTGTTTGTCTCCTTTCCTGTTTTTGTTGTTTGCAGTATAAACCTTGTATTTTAGTTTGTCAATATATAATTTAGTTTTTTTCTAAAATTAATTAAACTATTTACAAAAGCTAAAATCCGAGCTACAATTGGTATTAAAATATATCAAAGGTATATTAAAGGAGTAAATATGGATATAAGAGCAACAAGGCTTAAGCAAGCAATTGAGCGATCCGAGTATACGAGAGCAGAAATATGCGAAAAAGTTGGAATCTCAAATGGTGCATTAAGTTCGTATTTAACAGGAAGGTATTTTCCAAAACAAGATACTTTATATAAACTATCAAAAGTTTTGGGTGTTTCTATTGGCTGGCTAATGGGGATAGATGAATTAGATGATTTATCAAAAATTACTTATTCAAATCACCCAAGATCTTCATCCCTTGGATACCTAGCTGATCCAGATGTAATATATCCGCGTTTTTATAACAAAGAGGACGAGGACGAGGATGGTTATGGAGATGTTGAAGACGGCGAAGATGATGATGATGATATTCTCCCCTCAACACTCTACAGGGATCTGTCCCAGTATTATAGATCTATGAATAAAGTCGAAAGATTAAGACGTCAAATGAGACAAGAAAGACTTAATTCACGCTCAAAAAATAGAAAATTTAAAAATTATTTTATCGCCTATCTACAAGACCTAGATGACCTGGAATGGGAAACAATAGAAAGATTTACAGATATTTTAATAAAAATAAAAGAAAAGATTTAAAAATAAACTCCTATATGATATACTTTGCTTACAACTAAATATATCAAGGAGGTTTTAGTTATGAAACGATTTATTGTTTTATTCGTTTCTGCTGCCCTAACCGTTGCAATGAGCCTTACAGCTTTTGCAGGGCAGTGGAAATCGGATAACAAAGGGTACTGGTATCAGAATAACGATAACAGCTACCCTGTTTTGTCATGGCAAGAAATAGACGGTAAGTGGTACTATTTCGGTTCAGACGGCTATATGGCAGCAAGTCAGTGGGTAGGAAACTACTATGTTGGTTCAGATGGTGCAATGCTTATTAATACAACTACACCGGACGGATACAAAGTAGGGGTGGATGGTGCTTGGATACAAAACAGTTCCGGCTCAACTGCTGCCAACAACAATAACAATAACAATAATAGCAATAACACGGACGGGCTTATATCTGCCATAAGTCGCACGCCTTTTGACGGATATACTGTTATTGTAAATACTCACACAAAGAAGTATCACATACCAAGCTGTCGAGATGTGAAGAAAATAGCCGACAGGAACTTGGGTTATTCAAAAGACATAGCAGCCCTTGAGGCGGCAGGATATGAAGCTTGCAAGGTCTGCCACTAATCAATCCCCGGAAAATCGACCGGGGTATTTTTATATTCAAGGAGGATTTTATGGCTAATGCTGTACGCTTGCCCTCTGGTCGCTGGAGGGTAAAGGCTTACGATTATAAGGATAAGGACGGTAAAGAGCATTATGTATCCTTTACGGCGGACACTAAAAAGGAAGCTGAATATCAAGCCTTGCTTTTTTCAATGAATAAAAAGAAAGTTAAAACAGAAAATCAGGATCTAACTTTAGAAAAAGCAATGCTTAAGTATTGCGAAATGAAAAGCAATGTATTATCTCCGACTACACTTGCAAACTACAAAAGACTTATTTACAATGCTTTCAAAGATTATTTATTTTTATCAATTAAAAAGTTCGACTCTGAACTCGTGCAAAGATGGGTAAATGATTATGCGATAGGCAAGACCCCGAAGACCGTCCGCAATACTTACGGCTTTCTTTTTGTTGTCCTTAAATCTTTCCTGCCTGATTTAAGTATAAAGGTTACCTTGCCGCAAAGAGTTAAACCGACTTTATACGTGCCTACGGACAACGACATAAAGGCTATTATAGATTACTTATCTGATAAAGATAAAGAGATGTTAAAAGCGGTTTATCTTGCCGCTTTCGGTACATTAAGAAGGTCTGAGGTATGTGCCTTAACTGCTGCGGACATAGAAAAGAATGTGATCCACATTAATAAAGCACTTGTTCAAAATGAGCAAAAGGAATGGGTAATTAAGACAACTAAGACGGTTTCAAGCATTAGAGATATAGACTTACCCGATAGCGTTATGAAGGTGTTTCCTAAAAGCGGCAGACTCGTTGATATCAACCCTGACCAAATTACGCATAGATTTGCTAGAGTGCTTAAAAAACTTAAAATACAGCCGTTTCGCTTTCATGATTTAAGGCACTACGCCGCAAGCATGCTGCACGCTATCGGTGTGCCGGATGTGTATATAATGCAGAAGGGCGGCTGGTCATCTGACAGCACATTAAAGAAAATTTACAGAGGTGTAATGGATGACTATAAAGAAAAATTTGATAAGAAAGCGTTCGAACACATAGACGGTTTAACAAGCGACCGTACACAAAACCGTACACAAAAAATAGAAAACCCTTAA